CTTGTCGCATATGAACCTGGACTGGACCCCCGTGCCTATCGTGCCTAAGTTTATTGATATCGTGGTGAACGGTATGTCTAACAGAATGTTTAGCGTCAAGGCATATGCCCAGGACGCTATGTCTGCCGAGAAGAGGAACAAGTACCAGGAAAACATTGAGTCCGACATGGTATCAAAAGATTTGCTTGAGCAGATCCAAGGGGACTTTGGCATTGACGCCTTCAACACAGACCCATCTCAACTCCCCTCTGATGATGAGGAGCTACAGTTGCACATGCAGCTTAATTATAAGTCTTCAATAGAGCTTGCGGAGGAGGCGTCAATAAATACATTGCTGGCGGAGAACAAGTACAACGACATCAAGAAGCGCGTAGACTATGACATCACCACGCTTGGAGTTGGAATAGTAAAACACGAATTCTTGCGAGGAGACGGGATCAAGATTAAGTATGTAGACCCCGCCAATATTGTTTACAGCTACACAGAGGACCCCCACTTTAGCGACTGCTTCTACTGGGGAGAGGTCAAGACTGTAAACGTCTCTGAGGTGTTAAAGATTGACCCGACCCTTACAAACAAAGAGCTAGAGGACATTGCAAAGTTTAGCCAGAACTGGTATGACTACAACAACGCATCCGACTATTACGACAACTCCCTCTTCAGGAATGACACGGTAACGATCCTATACTTTAACTACAAGACCACCAAGAAGTTTGTCTACAAGAAGAAGGTAAACGAGGACGGGTCTGAGAAGGTTATAGACAAGGACGACGAGTTCAATCCACCACAGGAGATGATGGACGAGCGAGGCTTTGAGAAGATTGAAAAAACTATAGATGTTTGGTACGACGGCGTCATGGTCATGGGTACAGACATTATACTTAAATGGGAGCTAGCCAAGAACATGGTCAGGCCAAAGTCTGCTACACAGCATACATACCCAAACTATGTGGCATGCGCCCCTAGGATGTATAAGGGCAACATTGAGTCACTGCTAAGGAGAATGATTCCGTTTGCGGATCTGATTCAGATGACGCACTTAAAACTACAACAGGTAATCCAGAAGGTAGTCCCAGACGGGGTATTTATCGATGCGGACGGTATAAACGAGGTCGACCTAGGAAACGGGGCGGCGTACACCCCAGAGGATGCGCTAAGGCTTTACTTCCAGACGGGTTCTGTTATCGGTAGGAGCTACACACAGGACGGCGAGTTTAACAACGCAAGGGTTCCGATACAGGAGCTTAACAGCAACTCTGGGCAGGCTAAGATTGCTAGCCTTATCGGCAGCTACAACCATTACCTAGGTATGCTTAGGGATGTGACTGGCCTTAACGAGGCCCGTGACGGATCTAGCCCTGACCCAAACTCTTTGGTTGGGCTACAGAAGCTTGCCGCACTAAACAGCAACACGGCGACACGGCACATACTAGAGGCTGGCTTAGAGATCACGAGAGACCTGGCCACGGCCCTATCTTGTCGTATTTCAGACGTGCTAGAGTATGGCGAGTACAAGGAGGAGTTTGCGATGCAGATCGGCAAGTACAACGTAAACCTTTTAAACGAAATTAAGGACCTCCACATCTACGACTTCGGTGTATTTATAGAGGTCGCACCAGACGAGGAAGAGAAGGCGCAGCTAGAGGCAAACATTCAGGTTGCCCTGTCTAGAGACGCGATCGACCTTGACGATGCGATAGACATCCGTGAGGTTAAAAATGTTAAGCTAGCAAACCAGCTGCTTAAGGTTAAGCGCAAGCGCAAGGCCGAGCAGCAGATGCACCAGCAGGCGACGCAGCAGCAGATGCAGGCACAGATTAACATGCAGTCTCAGCAGATGGCTGCCCAGATGGCCGCCCAGAAGATTCAGATGGAGACGCAGAGCGAGATGCAGATCGCGCAGGCGAAGACTGGATTTGAGGTTGAAAGAATGAATGCCGAGGTTCAGGCCAAGGCGACGCTCATGGAGATTGAGTTTAACTATAACATGCAAATTAAAGGTATCGACTCTAGCATGATAAAACAGAGGGAGGACCAAAAGGAGAAGGCGAAGGACGGAAGAATTAGCAAGCAAAACACGCAGCAGTCTAAACTCATAGAGCAGAGAAAGAACAACCTTCCCCCTGTGAACTTTGAGTCTAATGAAGACTCGTTGGATGGCTTTGACCTTTCAGAGTTCAGTCCTCGTTAATAATAAATTCTAAATCAAATCTAATATGGAAATCAAAGTAAAAGAGGTGGGTGGCACCGATCAGAAAAGCGTACAGGAAATTGAACGTGAACTGGTAGAAAACCACCAAGAGAAATTTAATGAGGGCACCCCACAAGAGGAGGTGACACAGCCTGAGGAGGTTGTCGAAGAGCCTAAATCATTCGGAGAGGATGACGTTCTTTCTTTTATTAAAGACAGATACAATAAAGAGATAAACTCTATCGATGAGTTGTTTGCCCAAAGAGAGGTAAACGAGGAGTTGCCAGAGGATGTCTCAGCCTTCTTAAAATATAAGAAGGAGACTGGTCGCGGGATTAATGACTTCATGAAGCTACAGGCTGACTATGACGGCATGAGTTCAGACCAGTTACTAAGCGACTACTACTCTTCTACGGAGGAGGGCTTGGATTCCGAGGACATCAGGTATCTTATCGAGGATAAGTTTGGCTATGATGAGGACCTGGACGATGAGTCTGACATCAAGAAGAAGAAGATCGCAATTAAAAAAGAACTTGCAAAGGCAAAGAAGCATTTGGACGGACTTAAGGAGCAATACAAGGTACCCATCGAGTCGAAGGGATCGCCTGTGCCACGAGAGGACGCTGAAGACTACAATGCCTACAAGGAATACATCTCACAGTCAAAGACGGTAGAGGACGAGGGCAGAAGAAAGTCTGAGTATTTTCAGAAGAAGACAGATGAAGTGTTTAACGAAGGGTTCAAAGGTTTTGAGTTTAACGTTAACGATAAAAAGATTCTGTTTAACCCTGGCGACGCGAAGGAAGTTAAAAACGCTCAGTCCAATGTCAACAACTTTATCTCTAAATTTTTAGATGATAAGGGACTAATTAAAGACCCCTCTGGGTATCACAAGGCGCTATCTGCCGCGATGAACCCTGAGAAGCTTGCCTCGTTTTTTTACGAGAAGGGGAAGGCTGATGCCGTAGGCGATGTTTCACGACAGTCCAAAAATATTGACATGGACGTCAGGTCTGCACCGCAACAAACGACAACAGCTTCGGGGATGAAGATTAGATCAGTTGAAAGCAGCTCTGGCCGTGGGTTGAAGATTAAATCAAACAAATAAAAACAACTTTTTAAAAAAAACAAATAAACATGGCTTTAAATGTACCAGGGTATAGTTTAACACCCGCACCAACACAGGTAGCATTACCTGGAAATTACATTACCGACTTCAACTTCTTGAACCAGTATCTTCCAGATACTTTTGAGAAAGAATTTGAGCGTTACGGTAACCGAACAATTAGCTCTTTCCTACGTATGGTAGGGGCTGAGACTCCGTCAAACTCTGACCTTATCAAATGGGCTGAGCAAGGACGTTTACACATCAAGTACACCAGCGTTACAAGTGCTGGGACTACTGGAGATGATGTTGCCACATTAACTATTGGAGACTCTGGCGTAACCGCTGGCGCTATCCGAGTAGGGCAGACCATCATGATCTCTGACAACACTACAGATTCCGTCTTGACCAACAAGGCAATTGTAACTGCTGTTAGTGGATTAGATGTCACCGTTGCCTTCTACGAGGCTGCTGGACAGGCTGCTTATGCTGGGACTGTCACTGTATTTATCTATGGCTCTGAATTTAAAAAAGGAACCCTTGGTATGACAGGCTCTCTTGAGGCTCAAGACGAAATCTTCGAAAACTCTCCGATCATCATCAAGGACAAGTACACAGTTGCTGGTTCTGACATGGCTCAGATTGGATGGGTTGAGGTGACTACCGAGAATGGCGCAAATGGATACCTGTGGTACCTAAAGTCAGAGCACGAGACTCGTCTACGTTTCGAAGACTACTTAGAGACTGCGATGATCGAGGCTGTACCTGCCGAGACTAACTCTGGAGCTATTGCTGTTGGAGGTGACTTAGGGAACAAGGGGTCTGAAGGATTGTTCTACGTGTTAAACACTCGTGGTAACGTTTGGTCTGGTGGTAACCCAACTACTTTAGATGACTTTGATTCTATCGTAGCTCGTCTTGACAAGCAGGGCGCTATTGAGGAGAACGTACTTTTCGTTAACCGAGGATTTAGCTTTGACGTCGACGACATGTTGGCCGCTCAAAACAACTTTGGTGCTTCAGGAGCTTCTTTTGGTTTGTTCGACAACGACTCTGACATGGCCCTTAATTTAGGCTTCTCAGGATTCCGTCGTGGATATGACTTCTACAAGTCTGACTGGAAATACTTGAACGACGTCACAATGCGTGGCGGTCTAGTTGGTGGAGCCGTAAGCGGCGTATTGGTACCAGCTGGTTCTACTAGTGTTTACGATCAGGTTATGGGCAAGAACGCAAAACTTCCATTCCTTCACGTGCGTTACCGTGCTTCACAAACTGAAGACCGCCGTATGAAGACTTGGATCACTGGTTCTGCTGGAGGTGCTCAAAATAGCGACCTAGATGCTATGGAAGTAAACTTCCTATCTGAGCGTGCTTTATGTACCTTAGGGGCTAACAACTTTGTGTTGTTCAACTCTTAATATTAGTTAATAAGGGGGAGGGACTAACCTCCCTCCCTTTTTTTATTATAAACTCTAAATCAAATCAAAATGAAAAAAGAAACAGTCCTTGTGGACAAATTTTACAGATTAAAGCATGGCAAGGCTCCCTTAAGCCTAACACTTAATTCAAGACACTCACGGAGAAACCCATTACTCTATTTTGATGGGAATTCTAACAGACCCCTCCGTTACTCGACAAACCAAAGGTCACCATTTGAGGATGAACAAGACGGCAACGTAATTCTAGAGCCGATCATCTTTGAACGTGGTTTACTTTTTGTGTCAAGGACCAATCAGGTTCTTCAAGAATTTTTATCATACCACCCAGGGAACAACAACCTATTTGAGGAGGTTAACTCTGAGAGAGAGGCGTCTGTAGACGTCGAGACATTAGACTACGAGCTAGAGGCTCAGGTTATGGCTAAGGACCTAGACATTGAAATGCTAGAGACCGTATGCCGTGTGGTCCTAAGGATGGACACAGACAAGATGACGACCGCCGAGATGAAGCGCGATGTTCGCATCTATGCCAAAAGAAATCCTAAAGACTTTTTAGAGACAATGAATGACCCGATGTTGGTGATTCAAAGCAAGGCGTCCAAGTACATTCAACAGAAGCTACTGGCTTTAAAGAATGGAAACAGGGACGTCTATTTCAATCTCCCAAAGAACAAGAAGAAGATTCTAACTGTTCCATACGGAGAGAACCCAGTTTATATCCTTGCATCGTTCCTTCAGTCGGATGATGGTATTGAAGTGATGAGGCTACTGGACAACAAGCTAGACTAACCTAGGGAAAGGCACATTAATTTTAATGTGCTTTTTTTTTGCTACTTTTGTAGAAAATATTTACATATGATTAACAGCGTTAGAAATACGGTCTTAGCGGTAGCTAACAAGCAAAACTTTGGTTATATATCGCCGTCCGATTTTAACCTATACGCAAAGCAGGCTCAGTTAGAGATCTTTGAGGAGTACTTTTACAGGTACGCACAGTGGCTTGCGAAGCAGAACTCGCGACTCTCTGGGTCAGACTATGCCAACATTGCGCAAAACCTTGAGGAGACCATCGACAAGTTCTCTAAGGTTTCCCCGTTAACCTTCGTCTCTGGCGACGACTTCCTATTCCCCCCAGACGGGTACTACATAAACACGCTTCGGTATAACGGAAAGGAGGCCGACCGCGTGTCAAACGGAAAGATACTAAGCCTT